ACGCTGCCTTTCTAGAATATCAACAACGGTGGCGAGGTCTGGTAACTCGAAGTCTACACTTGGGGGCCACCAGCCCGTGTGCAATAGCAGTTCGGCTAGTTGTCGCCGGACGGTGCCGGCTCTGTAAAACTTTGTGGCTCACTGTCTACAACTTCTAGCAACTCAATGTCGTTTATGAACTGGTCAAGTGTGCCGGGTACGAGAATACCGGCGCGTGAACTGGCGTCGTATGCCATAAACGCTAAATCTTCCATGCCTACGCCTGCGCCTAGGTCACTGGCGCGGCGCTTAAAGCGTCGTTCCCATGCGACAATGACCGCGAGGCTAGTCACTACCTCGTAGGCGTCTTGGTTTTGGCGTTGTACTTTGAGCCGTAATTGCATGTCGGGCTACCTTTCGGGTTAAGTGTTATGAAGTTGCGACTGAGTAGACACCACCGGTGAAGGTAATGTCAATGGTGTCGAGCGCGCCAAGTTGGCCGTTGATAAGTGGCAAGGTCTCAAGATACGTGCCAGTCAAAGTGTGAATTGGGTTTGTTGCACTTGTCGCAGCAGACGTTGGCTTAATTGTCACCGTAGTTTGTGTACCAACGAGAGCTGCCAACGTAGCGTAAGTTTCTGTAACTGCATAAGAGTTGTAAAGGGTTACGGTTAATGTATTCAGTGACATGCCAGCCGTGTAGACCCTTGAGGACGAGCCGAAACTAGATGACTCAAGTGCCTCAATGACTCTTGTAAGTACGGCGCTAGTCGTCTGGTCGGTTAAGTCCACCGCGTTAATGGTGACTACTGGGTTAGAAAGATATGTGCTAGTTGCCATGGTGTTTAATCCTCGCTTGGTTCTGTATCTGTTTTAGCAGGTTTTGGGTCGGTTTTGGTGGACGTTTCAGCAAGGAAACCGCCAGCGATAAGCGCCAGCACGTTTACGCCGTCTTTTTCTGCAGCTGCGGCGTCAAAGAAATCGCCAATTTTGCCTAAACGTTCGCTTGAAATCTTAAACATAGTTAGCCTTTCACGCTGTCTGTGCTTGCATTGTAATGGTTAAATCGTATGCCGGATAGTCTGCGCCGCCTATCATGGCGATAGTTGGCCGGCCGTCCGTAAGCCCAACGTTAGCCGCCAATACCTTGCTGGCGAGGTTTAGTAGTGACCGTTGCGCGTCGAGGTTGTTAGGCCCCAGCGTGATGACGCGCACCGGAAAGGTCATTTTTACGACGTTGTAGTTAAACGCCTCAAATGTTGGCGCGTCTATAAAGGCGCATGGCGGTACAAGGTTACGCGGGTCGTTCACCACTTGTAGACCAGATACAGCAGTGAGCGTTGCCGTTAGGTCGTCTAGGGCCTCGTTAAACAGGTCTGTAAAGGCGACAGGCATACGCTAGGCCACTTGTGGTCTGTCTATGCCAAGCAGTTGTTTTATGACGCCTGAGAGACCAGTAACGGATACTGCGCCGCCGTCACCAAAACTAGCAAATTGGTCAATGCTGCCACGCTGCCTATATAACATTCCCCCATATTGAATCGTGCCGAGGGATACGTCACCACTAGGGCTGGTTGCTAAAGCGTCGTGGTACCCGGCTTCTTGCCTGCGGCGATAGCAAAACGCGTTTGCAGCTGAAGCGCACTGAGTTAAGAATGTTGTATCGGCTGCCGTGGCTGTGCCAATGCCTAACCAGTCCTCAATATTTGCCGCGGTAATCCAAGTACAAGTTTGGGTATACGTAACAGTGCCCGCAAACGTTACAACAAACTCGACGTTGCTGCCGGTGCATGCGTAAAGCAACTGGTTAGGTACCGGGTCGTTTTCGTCAAACAAAAACTCACCAGTGGTGCTGTCTATGCCAGTGAACTTGTATTGCGGCAAGTCCAATACTTTATGCGTGCCAGCAAACGGCGCGGCTAAACCAGAGACAATAACGTTCTGACCTAGCGCAATTTCTGTGGGTTCTAGCGTGCTAATGCACGCGTAGTTGCTCAACAGTTGTTTTGTAGCTGTAGTAAATGCAGCCATGGCCGTAGCCGCCTTTCTTATTAGGCGATTACGATACCTTGAATGAAACTCGACTTAGCCACAAAGGTTGAGAAGTAACCGTAGTAGCTGAATGTGCGAGACAAGGTAGATGGGTTTGCAATGCTGAGTACGCCTTGCTGTGCTTCGTAAATCTCAAAGCCCGGTGCGTAAACCACAAGCATGGTGCCGCTTGCAAAGTTGTTATCCACAACAAGTGTCAGGCCCATTACGTCCATTGAGTTATAACCAAGACCGCCTACGCGACCAAGGCTGTTCTGTCCCAATACGCCGTTTGTGGTGTAGCCCAAAACTGGTCGTTTGTTGCTGTCAAGCTGAGCGCCAAGTTTTTCCCAAACATCTGGTGAAACACACAAGTGTGTCGGGAAGTAGTTGCTGTCCTCTGCAATTTCGCGCGCTGCGTCATACAACGAGTTGATAAGCGAGGTTGGGTCGCCAGCGGTGACAGTCCATGTTGAGCCTGAAGCAGTTTTGCCAGATACTAAAGCATCAGCCGCAATGTCGTCCGTTTTAATGAGATACTCGCCAGAAAGGTCGTTCAAGATGATGTTCATTGAAGCCGGGTCTGTGAAGTCCATGTCTTGCATGGTGAGCGTTACTTGACCAGCAACAGTTGTTTTGGTAACTGTGTTGGAAGCGATAACCATTGTGGTTGCGCTTACTGCTGAGCCTTCAGTTTGTGTTGCTGCGCTGGTGTGCGTAGTAATGGTTGGGCGAATAAAGGTTTTGCTTGGTGTGTTTGGCATTGAGCGAGCACCAAAAGCGGTAACTACTGGTCGCACAAAGTTGAGGTCTTGAAAGACTGGCCCAAGCACTGGCACTGGCAAAAGGCCCGGCGTGTCAGTGGTGAGTACGTCGCCTGCAGCTGCTTGCAATGCTGTCTGCTGTGAACGGACAGCCTCTTTGTATGCAGCGTTAACGTTGTGGAATGTGTCGCCGCCAGCGTGCATTGCTGCCATGTATTCGGCTGCGGTTGGCATAACAAATTGGCGTTTTGCTTGTGCGAAAAGTGGCGCGGTCGGAATTGTTGCTTCGACTGCTGGTGCTACTGGTTCTGACATTTCGGTTACTTCCTCTTCTAAAGGTTCGTCTGTGGATAAGTCTATATCATTATTTTCGGGTTCTTGGTGGATACTGGCGGCAATGTCTGTAATGACTGCGCCAGCAAATGCGGGTACCGGCACCATTGAGAGTTCTAACCAGTCTGCAGCTGTCACCGTTATTGTGCCATCTTTAGCTGTGGTGAACTTGGTTGGGTTAACGCCAACGCTTACCGAGTCGAGTACGCCGTCCATAGCCAAGATTAGGGCTTCGTCGCCAGCCTGCGTTTTGCTTATTTTGGCTGTAAACAACATGCCCTCTGGTGTGTCAACACGGTCGGTCACAATGCCAATGGCGTTAGTCGAGTCGTGGTTCATGTAAAGGCGAGGGTTTTTGCCGTCTACTGGCAGGCTGCCAGCTTGGAAAATCACCGAGGTACCGTCCGCCACTACAGCAGGAATTCCATAAGGGACCGCAATACCGCTTATTTCGCGGCGACCAGTTTCCCCAGCTGCCGCGTCAATGCTTACGGCCTGCGCGTTTAATCTCATCATAAGTTTACTTCCTCTCGGTATGGCTGTGCCATGTCGTTGTTTTCGCTGTAGTCGCCCATTAGGTAGCCCTCAACGTCAAATTCTACATAAGTCCCGTTTGGCAATACGTTGTTTTGTGACAGTGTGGCTGCAATGCAGTCTGCATAGGCGCGTGCCCCAAATGTCCACAAGTCTGCCCGGCTTTCATTGCTCGACTGATAAGAGTACGAGCCAACCGATACACCAACAAGATACGGCGGTACGTTACAAAGTCGCGCCATTTCCATGGCCTGAAACTCGGCAGAGTCAATCAGTAGCATTTTGTCTGGCGTTGTAGCGGTTTCTGTGTAAGACAAATACTCGTTTAGCGCAGCAGTTTGGTTAGTTGCGCGCGCAGCATTAAACGCAGCTGCAAGGTCTGCCAACTCTGAAGCCGATAAAGGCTCGCCACCAGTTTGTTTAAGTACGCCAGCAGGAATAGCGCTCGACGCGTTGCGGTAGCGCGCGGCTTCAAGTTTCAGCGCTGTAGCCACACTTTGTTGAGACATAGAAGTAATGCCTTGAATTGGTGACAAGAATTGAATTACGTCATCTGGGTTTAGTTCGCCGCCGCTAAAGATTATTTGCTTAGACGGTGCAAAATAGACAGGGCCCGACTGGTCCAAAGTCTGAACCATTGAGGCAGGCAAACGCGTAAACGAGGCAGGGTAGCCGTCAGCCGTCCTAGAAGTTACATAAAGAAAGCCGCGACCGTAGAAAAAAAGGTCATCAAAAAGCCAACTAAGCAAAAAGTTATTTGGTACTGACGGGTCAATTTTGCGTAGCCAAGTGCGTGGCGCTAACGGCATTTTTTCCATTTCGCTGCCGTTCCACATTTCGGTATACATGCGCAATGGCATACAGCCAATAACTGACGCTATAAGGTCTCGAGCGCGGCTAATAGTTGGGACGCTCATAGCTGCGTTGCGGGCTTCGCCTTCGGTGTAGTTGTAGTAAACGCCTACCATGGCCGCGCCGCCATTGTTGCTAGACGGGCTATAAAGGTTGCCGTACCCGGTGCCAGCCGCAGCGGCTTTACCTACTGGCGCGCTAATTGCTGCTTTAGTGAC